TTGACAGTGTGTTGGCATACAAAGGACTGACTAGCGGCGTTGAATTTGTGCAGTTAGCCGATCAGCTATGGGACAACGAAACTCAAGCTTTATTTGCAAGCATCATAGCGTTCCACTTCGGCGGAAGGGCGTTTGGGAAATGATTAGCCCTAAGGCTCTAAAGATGATTGCCCATCATGAGGGTATCAGACTTAAACCTTACCGGTGTCCGGCACGGCTCTGGACAATTGGTGTAGGGCATGTGATTGACCCTACCCATGCAAGGGTGCCGTTTGAAGACAGACTGGCCTTACCTTGCCCAGAAGGCTGGAACCGTGTATTTACAATGGAAGAAGTCGATACCATACTTGCAAAAGACCTTGAAAGGTTTGAGCGTGGAGTTCTTAAATATTGTCCTAGCGCTGGCACTCGCCAAGGCTGGATGGACGCTTTGGTCAGCTTTAGCTTTAATGTAGGCTTAGGTACCCTTCAACGCTCAACGCTTCGTCAAAGGCATAATCGTAGCGATTACGCTGGCGCAGCAGACGAGTTTTTAAAATATTGTAAAGCTGCTGGGAAGGTCTTGCGAGGCCTTGAGAACCGCCGCAAAGATGAACGTGCCTTGTACCTAGGCAGGGCTGCATAAAATGTCAGCTCTTTTCGCAAATTGGATTTATAATGACAGAGTACAGGTTGAGGGTATAAAATGACTGTTTCCTTTGTGCTCACCTATGACTCTCTCATTGAGACTGTCAAGCAATATCTTGAACGGCAAGATGAAGCCGTAGTCAATCAAATCCCCACGTTTATTACTCTTTGCGAGTTTGAGATTGCGCAGCAAATTAAAACGCTGGGGCAAATGCAAGTGGTAGAGACTAATTTTGTGGCAAGCAATCCTGTATTAGCCAAGCCTGCAAGATGGCGCAAAACTGTCTCCATGAGCTACACAGACGCTTTAGGTCAAAAGCAGCCTATTCTTTTGCGCAAATACGAGTACTTAAAAGCTTATTGGCCTAATGCCACATCAACTGCTGCACCTAAGTATTATGCTGATTACGACTATGAGCATTGGCTTATAGCACCTACACCTCCTACTGCATTGGCAGTTGAGATTCTTTTTTATGAAAGAATTGCGCCACTGTCGTCGTCCAATCAAACCAATTGGATTACACAAAACGCGCCAAATGCAATGCTCTTTGGTACATTGCTGCAAGCAATGCCTTTTTTGAAGAATGACACACGACAAATCTTCCAAGAAAAATATAATCAAGCGCTGTCTGCGTTGAAACTTGAAGATGATCTTCGTCTTGCCGATCGTCAAGCGATTGCTAAAGAAAGTTAATTATGCCTAGCTACGTCAATCCTTTTACTGGCCAAACTATTCAACCTTCTCAAGTTGGGTATGAAAGCTTAACGATTGCCACAGACACAATATTGCAATGGCCTGTTAATGGCAATGATAATTTAGTTGTTGCAAACATTATTGATATAACGGCGTCTGCAGCTAACCTAAAGCTGTATTTGCCTGCTGCCACTCAAGTATCAGTGGGGCAGTCAGTTCTTATCAATAACGTTGGCGCTACACCATTTACTGTCGTGAAAAGTGATGGCAGTACCATTACCTCAGTTGCTTCAGGTATTTCTAAGTATATCTACCTTACCAATAATTCTACGACTGCAGGTACATGGGTATCTGTTACTTTTGGGGCAGGTACATCTGCTGCAAATGCTGCAACTTTAGCAGGGTATGGCTTAACTGCCATAGATACAACTCTTAACCAAGCCTATAGTGTAGTTACTTACTACTCAAACGCGACATTGGCTGCAGCAGATAGAGCTGAGTTTGCTGTATGGGCCGGTGGCGTAGGCGCGTTTGCTTTACCATCTGCAGCCAGTGTAGGTAATAACTGGTTTTGCATGATTTCCAACAATGGCTCAGGCATCTTAACTTTGACGCCACAAGGTACTGATACCATTAATGGTAATGCTTCACAGCAATTGCAACTGACTGAGTCTTTGGTTATTGTTAGCAACGGCACCGGGTGGAATACCTTTGGCTATGGTCGATCCAACGCCTTTGCCTATACTCAATTGGCATTGAACGTCACTGGTGGGACTCTAACACTTACTTCAGCACAGGCATCTAATACCATACAAGGCTACTCTGGTATTTTAACCAGTAATCAAATTGTGGTTGTGCCTTCAACAGTGCAGTTATATACTGTTACCAATAATACGACTGGCGCGTTCTCATTTACGATGAAAACTGCCGTGGTAGGTGGTGCCACAGTGGTTGTGCCGCAAGGCAACTCATTGGTGCTTATTTGTGATGGCACCAATGTATATAACGCAGCATCAGGCTCAGCTAGTTCTATTACTGCTCTTACATTAGGTAATGGCTCTTTGGCTGTGCCTTCACTTAAGTTTTCAGGTGACGCCAATTCTGGTTTATACCTACCTTCATCTGGCACATTAGGTTTTGTTATTGGTAATGCCTTGGCAGGCTCTTTCACCGCTTCAGGCTTTACAGCCACAAACGGGATTGCTGGAGGCACGTTTTGACCGCCAAGGTTGTATCCTTAACCGTACCTGCTGGTATTCAGCGGGATGGTACTGAGTTTGATGCTATCACGTGTGTGGATGGAAAATGGGTGCGTTGGCAACGTGGTCGTGCTCGTAAAATAGGCGGCTATCGCGGTATCTTTCTTAACGCCGCTGAGATTAGCCGCGGCATGATTATGCAATCACAGAATGGTATTAACTACGTCTATTCTGGATCTGCAAGTTATTTACAACAGTGGCAGGTTGATGACGATGATGGTGTAGGCTCAGGACCTACCAATATAACTCTCAATAATTTTACTGCTAGCACTGAGAATCTATGGCAGTTTGATATTGGCTTTGACGCCAATGGCACAGACACGTTGCAGTTGATTGCCCACCCGGGTAGGAACTTATTGCATATTGATAATGAGATCAATACACCCGTACTAACAGGTACTTTCCCCGGTGGCGCGTTAAGCGCGGTAGGCACATTCACGCTTACAGGCAATATCACTGCAGGCACAACAATTGTTATTGCTGTAGCAGATTTTAGAATTGGCATAGGCCAGACTGTTACTGCTACAACTTATATACCTGCAGGCGTAACAGTTAGTAATGTTGTAGTTGTAGGTAGCACAACTACAGTTACAACAACTGGCCCAGCAATGACTGTGCAATCAGGCGTAAGCATTAAGTTTGATAATAACATCTCTGTATCTGGTGGAGCAGTTATGCTTTACCCATATATGTTTGTGTATGGCAATAATGGCCTTTTACAAAATTGCGCAGCAGGCGACTTTACAAACTGGGTAAGCGCCGACTCCAATAGTAATAACGTATCAGCCACAAAGATAGTTAAAGGCATGGCATTGCGAGGTGGTACTACATCACCTGCCGGCTTATTCTGGTCTTTAGACTCTTTGATTCGTGTAACTTACGCCCCGCAAACAGTAGGCACTGAGACGCTATATTGGCGTTACGATACAATTTCCGGACAGTCTTCTATATTATCTTCTCAGTCAGTTATTGAGTATGATGGCATTATTTACTGGTGTGGCGTTGACCGCTTCTTGGCTTATAATGGTGTTGTTCAAGAAATTGACAATAACGCCAATATCAACTATTTCTTTGACAATTTGAATTACGCACAGCGCCAAAAAGTATGGGTTGCAAAAATTCCACGTTGGGGTGAGATCTGGTGGTTCTACCCTAAAGGCGATGCCACTGAATGTACAGATGCTGTTATCTTAAACGTACGTGATAAGGTATGGTATGACGCCGGACAGGCTTTAGGCGCTCGTCGCTCAGCCGGTACATTTTCAGAGGTATTTAGGAATCCTATTTGGGCAGGTAACACGGCTGACTCCGCAGGTAAGTATGCGCTATGGCAGCATGAGACGGGTGTCAATGAGGTATATCTAACTAACGTTAACGCCGTAGAATCCTATTTTGAAACTAATAGCCTTGGTTGGGTTAATGGTGGCCCCGGTGTAAAAGCACCAGTAGGTGAGAATAGGTATATTAGATTAGAGCGTATTGAGCCGGACTTTGTGCAGCAAGGTGAAATGAGTGTTGTAGTAACAGGTAAAGGCTACGCGGATGATACAGATCAGCCCTCTGACCCTTACACGTTTGACTCAACTACCTTAAAAATAGATATGCGTGAGCAACGCCGTGAGATGCGATTACGTTTTACAAGTAATACTTTCAATGGCACCTACCAACAAGGTTGCTTATTATTAAGCGTAGATCTGGGTGATGAACGTAGTACAGGTAATCCATAATGGTTACGTATGACCCACGCAATATGACATGGGATCAGTGGTGCGCATTGATGGCTGAGCTGTTTGCCTCTAATCAGTTAGGCACCGTGCCTGAAGCTAAGTGGCGTGACTGGGCTTCCGGCATGCAAGGCATTGGGTATTTTGTTGAATCAGGCGTGCCTGATCCTAGAAATTTTACGTCGTGGCAAGATTGGGCATCTGCACTAGTTGGTATTATGTCTATTACCCCTGTGCGATTAAACTACTAATTTGAGCAACTAAATGGCTACTAAAGCGCAACTTCAACAAGATCTTATTAACGCCGTTGCTAAAGTACGTGTTAATAACAGCAACGCGCCTATGGACGTTAAGTTTTCCGACGGGAAGACCTACACAGTCTATAATGACGGTAGTGGCGCTGGCGATGCGTTAGGCATAGATTTTAGAGGAATGTCAGATCAGTTTAATTCTGCTGAATCTTCATTGCGCCCTGCGCCTACGCCAATTCAACAACCACAAGAGCAACCTCGCCAACAAGAACAGCAGCAGCAAGCTGCGCCATTGTCACAAGCTGCAGCATCAAGTAGTAATAGTCAATTTCCAACGCTTAATCAATCTATTATTGATAAGAATTTTAGGTATGGCAAAGATCGCAGCAATGAAATAACTTCTTTTAATTCAGATATACGTGATGGCATTTATAACGCAGGTTGGGATCAAAAATCTGATGCTGTCAGAGTATTAACTGGCGCAGGGAATTTTGGGATTGTTGCAAATATTGCAGGCATGGGCGGCACTGATTTTAAAACAGCAACAGGCTATACTGCAAGTGACCAAGATTTTATTAACGCTGCTAAAGCTGCAGGCATTGAAAACCCAACTCAATATCAAAGATCGGCTGGTGGAGGCTTAGGGAGTATTGGCGCTAAAGTTTTGGATCAAGGCAAGATCTACAATCTCCTTCAAGAAAAAGGCAAAGACTTATACTCGGTAACTAACGCTGTGGAAGGCGCAAAGCGAGGCGAGTTAGCAAAGCACGCAACCGTTCTTTATAAAGCTGATGGCAGCGGAAATCTTGTACCCGTAACTAATGACCAAGGTCAGCCACAAGCGCAATACTTTGATGCCACTAGATACGCCAAGGCACCTAGTTTCTTTGAAGAATACGGCCCATTTCTAGCATTACTACCTGCTGTAGGTGGGGTGCTTCAGCATGCTGGTGTTTTAGGATCTTTAGGTGGCGCATCAAGTTCTGCAGGACTACAGGCAGGTCAAGTGTCTGCAAATACAGCAGCAAACGCAGGCGTAACTTATTTCCCAGGCGTTGAAGCCGGCGCAGGCCATATTATGGCCGGTTATACTGGCGCGCCTCTTAATGCAATGGGAATATCCGCAGGTCTTGGTGGCGCAGGTTGGATGGGCGCTGATACGTTAGAAAACATTTGGTTGGCA